CCAACTAGGTGGTAATTTAGATACTAATGGTAATGATATTGTAATTTCTGATGGTGAAAAACTAAGCCTTCATACTTATGCTGACATTGAAACTAAAACAGGAGCTACAAATGCTGTAGTAAGTGGTTCTACTGGTCATGTTTTACAAAACTCTTTAGTATTAAATGCTGACAATGATATATGGCTAGCATCATCAGGAAAGAAAATTACTTTCGGAACTTCTGATAGTACTACCCACGAAGTAATGAGGGTACAATGTGCTGCTGTTGGTGCAAGTCAACACGGTTTTGTAAATCTAAACTATGTAACAGCAAACGCTGGTCAAAATGCTAGTAGTGCTACAAAATTAGCTACAACGGCAACTGGTGTAACGGTTGCAGGTACGGTTGCAGCAACAGCTTACACAGGAGATGGATCAAACCTTACAGGTATTAATACAGACTTAGTTTCTGACAGTTCACCACAGCTAGGTGGTACGCTTGATCTTAACGGCAACCAAATAAATGGTGGTGACAGCAATGGCTCATCAACAAATATAATTTTATTGGGTGCTGGAAATGACCTCCAGCTTTATCACGATGGAAATAGCTATGTAACTCATAATAATGGATCTGGACATTTGTATCTACAAGGCGATGCTATTAAATTAAGAACAAGATCTGCTACTGGTACTGAAACATATCTAAGTTGTAGTCACAATGGAGCAGTAACCATATTTCACGATGACGATCCAAAGTTTATGACCCAAAGTGATGGGGTGAGAGTAGAAGATGGAGGTTATCTATATTTTAGAAATGATGCAGATAACGCATCTTCTGCTATTAGAAATGGTGCTGGTAGTGGTCAATCTGATCTTCAATTTAAAACAAACGGAACTCATAGAGCTACTTTAAACTATAGTGGTCATTTTGAACCAGCAGCTAATAACACTTACGATCTAGGTACTTCATCATATCGTTGGAGAAACATCTACACCAATGACCTTAACTTATCTAACGAAGGTGGTGCTAATGATGTTGACGGAACGTGGGGAAGTTATACTATACAAGAAGGAGCGGAGTCGCTATTCTTGATTAACAAACGCAATGGCAAGAAGTATAAGTTTGCTTTAACGGAGGTATCATAATGACGATACATTTTGGAGATAGCACAAGTATTGATAGCGGTGGGTCGCTAGGTAAGATTCTTCAAACAGTTTCTGTTTTTAAAGGTACTAGGTACACTACAACTAATACCAGTTGGACAGATATAGCTGATTTAAGTATTTCGCTAACTCCTAGTGCAACTTCAAGTAAAATACTAATTATGTGTAGTATGGGAGCTGCTGGAACTCAAAAAAATAATTTGGATTATGGTAATGGAATTAGAGTTCTAAGAGATATTGGTGGTGGTGGTTACACTAATGCTCATAAATTAAATGGTTCCGCAGATGGTAACAGAGATAGAATTACTTATAAAGGTGCTGGTTGGGCTTATAACAACGACCACATGCCTGGAGGACTTGGTTTTGTCGGTGTAGATGATCCTAGTACAACAAGTCAAGTAACTTATAAAATTCAAGTTATTTGTCAAAGTAGTTCTTATCGTTTTGTTTTAAACGGAAATACAACGGATGGTAATAATTCTAGTATTGCACAAGCAAGATCTATGTCATCACTTATAGCAATGGAGGTAGCAGGGTAATGGATCATAATGCAATTAGAAAAGCATATCCTACAGTTGTAACTATTGACGATAGTGGAATTATTTTAGATGCTAATAACAATCCAGTTACAGTAGAACAAAGTAAAATAGATGCAGCAAGAGCTGAGTTAGATGTTGAAATAGCAGCTACTCAATATCAAGAAGATCGAAGGAGAGCTTACCCAAATTTAGAATCACAACTTGATTACATCTACCATAATGGTATAGACAAATGGAAGACAGATATAGTCGATCCTGTCAAAGCCAAGTACCCAAAACCTAGCTAACTATGGGATTAACACAAGTATCAACAGATGGTGTCAAAGATGATGCCGTTACGTCAGGGAAGATACCCACCAACGCTGTGGGTTCTAGTGAGTTGGCAAACAACTCCGTAGATGCAAACGCAATACAAAGTTTGGCTGTTACGGCAAATAAAATTGCTGCTGGAGAAATTACCAATACGCATATAGGTACTGGAGCTATAAACGCTGACCGACTTACAGATGCAACAGTAACACTAGCCAAACTAGAACACGGCACATCATCTAACGATGGTAAGTTCTTACGAGCAAACAACGGAGCAGATCCTACGTTTGAGACAGTAAGCACAGATTTAGTTGCAGATACAAGTCCACAGCTAGGCGGTAACTTAGATACTAATGGTAATGGTATTGCGTGGGGTGATGCTGAGACAGCTAGTTTCGGAGATAATACTGATTTACAAATTTATCATAGTACTGACAACATTATTAAAAATGCTGTTACTGGTAAAAGTTTAAAAATATTGTCAGCTAATAATAATGTCGCAGCAGTTTTTGAAGATAATGCTTCAGTTGAACTTTACGAAGCTGGGTCTAAAAAGTTTGAGACTACAAGTTATGGAGCTTTACTATCTGGTTCTCTATTTACTACAGCCCATGTTTATTTTGGAAATCAAACCTCTGATAATTGTAAAGCTCTTTTTGGAGCGAGTAATGACCTACAAATTTATCACGATTGAGCAGACTCTTACATAAATAACAGTACAGGAACTTTATATGCAAGAGGAGATACTATATCTCTTAATGCTATGTCAACTACTGACAAGTACTTTGATGCTACTAACGGTGGAGCAGCAAATTTATATTACGACAACGTTAAAAAGTTTTCTACAACTTCAAATGGAATAGAAGTTCATGGCTCTACAGATAATGCCAGAATTTCGTTTGGTGACGCTTACTCAAATAGTTCAATCGGTTATGTTGGTTTGAATCGTTTTGCTATTGATAGCCATGACGGATTAGAAGTTAGAGACGTTTCTGATTCTTATGCAACTAGAATGCAGATTGCTTCTGATGGTATTACAAATATTATTGGCAAAGGGTCTGGTTTTGCACTCCAAACTGCTCATCATTGCATACAAAACAGCAACACTACTAGTTGGGCAATGCAGGCTGTTAATACTGGTTCTCTTGGTTATGGAGTGGAAATAAGAGTTAATGCTGCTACTGCTTCAAGAGAAGCTTTGTATGTTTATTCAACTGCTGACTCTCAAGCAAAAGCATCTATTTTATCTTCTGGTACTTTTAACAGTAGAACAAATAGCTATGGTTCTCTTTCTGATGTAAAACTAAAAGAAAATATTGTAGATGCTTCATCTCAATGGAACGATTTAAAAGCAATAAAAGTAAGAAATTTTAATTTTATATCAGATACCTCAAATACTAAACTGCTTGGAGTTGTTGCACAGGAATTAGAAACAGTTTGCCCAAGTTTAATTGAAACTACTACTGATAAAGAAATCAATGAACAAGGCGAAAGAGTAGAAACTGGAACATCTACTAAAAGTGTTAAATATTCAATACTTTATATGAAAGCAATTAAAGCATTACAGGAAGCACAAACCAGAATAGAAACCTTAGAGACTAAGGTTGCAGCATTAGAAGCAGCTTAGTAATATTAAATAACTTATAATTATTTATGTCAAAACCTACAACCGAAGAACTGCAAGCTGAACTACAGGAAGTGGTCACTAAGCATAACCAAGCACAAGATGTTATGAACCAATGTAAAACTAGGTTTACTGAAATACAGGCAATCTTAAAAGATAGACAGGAAGATTAACTACACTTCCATTTCTTAAGAGCTAGTCCTTTTCTTGTTAGCTTACCACCTTTACTTGTAGCACCTTTAACACCTGACATTCTTGCACAAAAAGATTTACGTCTTTTAGCTGCTTTACTACCAGGCTTTACTTTGCCTGTTACTGGTGCTTTTAAATTACTACCTGTTTCTCTATTAACTTTATCTCTACCTTTTTTAGTAAGACCACCAGTTTTACTCTTGTGTTCTTTGCGTAGCCTTACTGATTTAGCCATTAGTCAGAGATACCAAAAACATTACTATCAGCTAATCTTCTTTGTACTTCATGTTGATAAGCTATATCTTTTTTATATCTAGGATCTTGCATAGCAGCTACAACTTCTTGATTAGATTTAAATACTTTTGTATTAGGAGTAGAAGAACCTCTACCACCAATTAATCTAGGTTCTACACCCATAGCATTTCTATACCTGGTAAACATTTCTTGTACTGCAAGAGTAACTTTAGGAATGTTTCTTTTTTCAGCATCTACAATTTTATCAAATTCTGTCAGTTCTTCTTTATCAACATTACCATCCATCCATTGCAGCATTTCTTTGTACTTATCTTCACCACCTGCGATACTTACAATATCTTCATACTCAGGAAAGCTAGGATCAGCAGTAACTTGTTCTGTACCTTCTTGTGGCTTTAAACCTGCTAAGTAACTATCAATAAGATTTCTAGGTAGACCAGTAGCTTCTAGTTCTTTGTAATGTTCTTCTGAAATAGTACCGTTGTTTTCCTGGTAATACTTATTTATAGCAAAAGGATCAACTTCACTTTGCTCAAACAGTTCTCCTAACTTGTCACCGTATTGTTGTTTTGCTAGTTCATAATTAACAGAACCATCTTCTTGATATTCAATTACTTCTTCAGTAACAGGTTCTTCTTTTGTCTTTGCTACGTCACCTAGCTTACCTTCTAGTTCTTTATAACTAGCAGCAAGAGCTTCAACGCTATCAAACTTGCCTAAGATTTTACCATCTTCATTTTTATGAGCGTCAGCAAATTTTTGTAGATCCTCTTGTGACATAGGAGGAGTTTCGTTTGATTGTAAGGATGCTTTCATAATTTTTTAGTTCATAGTAATAGTATTACCATGTGCTGTGGTTTTTTCAATAACTTTAGTAGGTTTAGGTGTATCGTTCACACCAAGACTACTAACTATAGCTGTAGCTTCTGTTGTAGTTTCTTTTTTTTTACTGCTCTTGGGGGACTTGCTGGTTGGCATTAGGTGTTACCTCATTTTGTAATAGTTGTGCTTCAGCTTGGTTTTTAGGATCTAATAATTTATGACCCTGTATAGCAGAAGGAGCTAGATCTTTTATAAGCTGTTGTTGCTGTTCAGCTTGTAACTCTTGAGCTATCTCTTCTTTAGATTTTATCAAATTTAAAGTCTCAATACCAACACTATTGGCTAACCTTATAATTGCTTCGTCAATATTCATATACCTTCTCATAACATCTACACCTAATGCTTGAGCTATTGTACCTATAAACTCTATAAGTTTTGCTTTATCTGCATCCCTTCCAAGACCATTTATACCTGTAACTATTTTAGGTCTTACTAATTTATCAGGTAGTTTTGGTGCTTTACCTTTTCTTATAAGTAGATGTAGTTTTCTACGTAAGTATTTGATTTGAAACTCAGAACTTAAAACAGAATAAATCCCACCTAACGTAGCTTCTAAAGCATTACTCATTATTTGTATTTCAGTACTAGTTACACGTTCTGCATCCCTTTGTATGCTCTTAGTCATAAGGAAAGCATCTTCTAATCTTTTCTCTAACGTTGCCTTTACCCTTTCAGCTACAGCGAAATCATTAGCTTTATTAGTTTGTAGTGTAGATACATCAGTAGCAAGTCCTTCACGTACTGCACCATTAGGTGCTTGACTTACTGCTTTTGGAGAAGTTACACCATTAGGATTTATAAAATATATTGTACGTGCAGATGCCGCAGCACCTTCTACTATTGCTTGTGTTAAAGCTTCTAAGGTAATTAGATCTCCTTTATATTCATTTACATAAGACGTACCATAATTAGTATCTGTTTGAGTCCAACGTAAAACTATAAAAGGTGACACATCAACAGAAGAGATACCATCGGAACCAGGTATCTTTTCTCCTTTACATTCTTGATACCATACATGATTATTACCTTCACGTTCTAGCCTTGTATAAATATCTATTTCTGTACCATCCATAGATTCTGTATAATTTTCTTTTTGTTTTATTTGCTCATAAAATTCTGGATCTAAAGCTTTTGTAGATACAGATTCTTTTGTCACTACAGTTAAAATATTTCCCACTTCATCCCTTTGTACTACGTAGCGATCAAGATAATAAACTTTAAGTCCATCTTCTGTTATGTAAAGCAATACATTACCTACTACTATCAAATGCTTTAATGCTTCGAACATAGCTACTCTATCGTTGCTAGTTTCTATATCTGCCATGACTGCATTTTCTAAACCACGCAAACCTTTATCTATCTCTGCCATTATTTCTGTCTGACCACTTTTTTGTAGTTCTAATTCATCAATTATTAATTTAAAGAATGGTGTGTTAGGTGGTATCAAAGCCATTAACATTTTTGCAGCAAGGCTATTAGTACCAGCAGCACCCAACGCTTGCATTGGAGTTTTTATTTTTTGTTTTTTAGCAGAATTATTATTAAATAAACTAGGTATTGTTAACTTTGCGCAGTCATCACCATCACGTTCATATGCAGATCTATCTAAAGACAGAGTGTTATATAAACTTTCTGCTGTTTGTAATGTTTCCATTTTTAATAATTAAGATCACGACCAGCATTAGCTAGTAAAGGTATGCGTAATGAACTTGTACCTAATCTTCTCCTTGTTACTGCCGCACCTGTAGTTCTTGTACCAATATCCGTTCCATCAGTTTTTTTCTTAGTTGCAGTTTTAGTAGGAGTCTGTTGCACAGTACGTTTCCTACCAGTAACAGGAGCATCCGCTGTTTCCTCTGGCATAGGAGGAGTAGGTCTTGGTTCTGGCAAAGGTGGTGGTGATGGTGGGCTGCCAAAAATGCACATTAGACTTGACCTTCTAATACTGTTGAATTTAACATAGTTTCCTTTTGCCTTTCTTGATGTTTCTTTAGAAATTCTACAACTGATCTTTGACCAGTTTTATACCATACTTCTCTATCAGTCCAACCTAATTCTGGTGGTCTGCTAGGGTAAATAGAATCTAAAGCATCTAGCAATTCATCATTAATAAATGGTAAATCACTTGCAGACATAAAAAAAACTAAATTACTTTACTTTAATATAACGTGCAACTGCAAAATATCACACTTTTGGTTCTTAAAACGTAGGATTCCATAGGTTTACTTCCCCTGTATCGTAGTTGTAATCACCTTCTCTTAATATACGAACTAACCTAGCGTTTAATATAGCGTCAGATATACCTTTACCTTTTTTATCATAAGTCTTTACGACTACATCCCACATAGATTGCAAGTCTTTTGCTGCATTTAATATTTTATTTGCAGACACCATACCTAAACCTTTTATACCAGGAATACCATCTGTAGCGTCACCTGCTATTGCCATAGCCATAAAGTTTTTATCAGCTTGTGTCTTAGTAATTAGTTCTAATGTTTCACCTGCTAACAACAAACCAGGTATAGTTCTCATGTCTTTATCTACAGAAACTATTACAGGCTCATCATAAGTATTGTTAGTACTTAATAATCCGAGAACGTCATCACCTTCTAATTGAGGATAACTTACAGACTTATAATTATTTTTTACATTTTGGATTACATCATGCAAACCTAAAGGATGTCTTTTATCTATTCTGTTGAGTTTGTATTCTGTAAATATCTCATGTCTAAATGTAGGATAACTTGTAAAACACATGACTATATCATCACTACCTTTATAACCTTCTGTATTTAATATGTTTTGATAATGTTTTAATTTAAAATCTATCATGCTCATTGCTTCACGTTCATCCATAATTAGTTGATGATTATATTTGTCGTATCTAATATCATGTTGGGCGGCACAACAAGAAGAATAAATTAAATAATCAGCATCAATAAGTAAAGTCATA